AGAGGATTACATTACCGGCGCAATCTTTCCAATCTATGCCCGTAAGTATGGCCATGTTATCAGAATGGAGCAACGCGACGGTTCACACCTTATGGGAAGTGGTTGCGATGTTTTCCCAGGTAATGATACGCTTGATTGTTGCTTGAAGGACTTGGAAGCGATTGCCAAGGATGCTGGCAAGCAATTCAGGAATGAGGAAACTTGGAATTATGGAGACGCTTGATTAACCCTAACTAAAATAATAAGATGAAAAGCAACTTTAAACATTTTGAATTTCACGTAATACCATCATCGCAGAACCTTGCACCATACGAGGATATACAATTGCATATCCGGAGTTAGCGTTTAGATCATCTAACGTAACTAAATGTTTATGTATATGGTCTATCACTTGCCATGATACTTTAACCCATCCAGTTAGCGTATCGAAATCCCTATCAGAAATTATCGGGTTATTATAACGATAGTATAGAAAGCAATGAACCAACCACCAACTGAAACATTGATTTGCACCTTGGATCGTGCGAATATCTTGGAAGGGGTGAATGTTAGTTAATGGTTTTGCTTTCATGGCATTACAATTTTTCTAACTTCCATGTATTGTTTAAATGTTTTAGGATTATAGCAAGGTTCATCAGGATAAAGAAATGTTAGACCTACACCCATAACAGAATGAGTTTTCGTTTTAGTTTTAAACACTAATCCACATTGACCGGATGAACCTCGCATTCCCTCTATAAATGCTTTGCATCCTTCGCATGGACTTCGCTTGTTTATCAGTTTCATCATAACGTCGCCAGCCTAGGCCATAGGCGCGGGACTGGCAAGGCTAGAGTGTCCACAAGGGATGATCCGTTGCGCGGTGCTGGCGAGGCATTGAGACGCGAAAAAACCGCTACCCCGTGAAGGAATAGCGGTGATGGAGCTTGTAAGGTTTTAGTTAACGTTTACGCTTTGGAGTAGGAAAATCTTCCACTACTTCAAACCCACCTTTAGCTAGCTCTTGATCGGTCCAAAATTTACCGGGATTATCTCTTGCAACTTTTTCAGCTTTTTCCTTGGAATAATATCCAACGGAATGCACGGCATGTTTATCTAACTTTGCTACAATTTTAAACATCTTATTATTTAGTTAGGGTTAAAACAAATTATTTTCAATTCTGTATTGCTTCACCTTTTCAATTCTCTTTTCTAGTGATTCGATGCCTGAATGAATCCAAAGTTTTTCAAGGTGTATTGCAATATCAATCAATGATAGTCTTTTGTTTTTGTTCATAGATTGAGCATCATTGAATCCGCAGATTTTAACAACGTAGTGAGAACCTCCCTTGTGAATTAGTTTCTGACACAAGCAATGATTTTCAATAATTGAAACGATCCGCTCAATCTCAGCTTTATTTTGTGAAACGGTTTTAATGGCCATTGTATTATTAAGGTTAAAAGTGAAGCAAGGGATTGAACCTTGCTAGGGTTAGGGGTTTAGATTCCGTTATTACAATGGTTTTTGATATATTCGTCAAACTCACCGTTTGCAATACGATCAAGTAAAGGTTGCAAGTTTGCTTTTTTACATCCCATTGAAATTGCATATTCATTGGCAAGTCTGACAACCGTTCTACCTCCGCAAGTTTCAAGGGTTAATTCCCATTTACCGGCGGTTTGCTTTGTGAGTGTGTCGTTTTTCATAACGAAAATAAACTGACAGCTAATTCTGCAAACCGCAACAAAAATCGAAATTATTTTAGTCCCTAGTCACCAATCCCTTATTTTACAAGGATTGCAGGCTAAAAGAATTAGAAATTGGTTAGGGTTTAAAAGTGGATTTAAACGCTCGTTTGACGCTAAAAGGGTGAAAAGACGATTTTCTGAAAATAAATTTGACAAGGGGTAAATTAACCTTAAATTGGCGTCGTTATGAACAACAACGAAAACGAAACTGTCAGTGTGCAAGTCGAAGCTGAAACACCAAACTTTGCCGCCGTTATTAGATCATTTGAATATGATACGGTAGAAAATGCTTTATTAGGTTTTAAGGAAACTAAAAAACTTTGGTTAGCATTAGGTGCAAAAACTGTCACCGGATCATATCAAGTAAACGAAAACGGTAAATGTAAGCTTGGACCTTATGGCTTGATCTAAACTCTTACAAACCCGATTCAATCCCTAGCCTGACAAGCTAGGGATTTTTTTGTGTCCCGATAGCTGTAATCAGGCTTATTTCCACAAATACCGCGACATTTTGGCGCATGAGACTAAAAGTTGTTATTCGGTTAGGTTAGAAGATTTAGTCTTATGGTGTTCAAGGGAACAGCTACCCGATACCCTAGGAAATACCCTATAATATACCCTATTATAATACATATATAATATATTAAAAATGAATGAGTTATGGAATCTTTTGGTAGAAAAAGGGCAGGTTAGGGTAAATCGGGTAGCGGGTCAGGGAGATAGCTTAACGCAACTTTTTTGCATTTGCAAGTAACTTGCATTTGCACCATTTATGACGTTTCTGGATACCCTAAAGGACTTCAGAGCCGCTTTTTCTACCCTATCCCAACAGTTAGACGTGCAACCGATTGGTTTTTAGCGACTTATGGAAAAAAAATTTCGGGTATCTCTAACATCGAAAATACCCTATCCTAACAAAGTGCCTTGTAATTCGCTCAAAATTAACGACTTATAAAATCGGAGCTTAGGGTATCTAACCTACCCTAGATTTACCCTATGGATTTGACGGGCAAAAACCTGCTAGACGGCTTATTTAGTATTCCACTCAGGACCAACTGAATAAATAGTCGTTTTCGTTCCAAACTGTGTGAAAGCAAGGTCAACAGGGATTTGTATAATGATTTGATCCCTAACCATTCTAGTTATTACAGTATCCAAAGCAGCAGTCGCACCGCGCCTATCGGAACTAAAACTAGCTAATCGTCTGAGATAATTCTTTAAACGGGAATATGGCACAATATCTTTGTGATATGAAATCTCATTTCCAGCACCATTTTTTTGACGCTCTTTTGGTGACATGCTAAGATAACCCAAAAACGCTTTTTTAAAGTCACTATCTTGTTTAGTATCACCATGACTAATTTCTCCAGAATCGAATTTGCTAATTAGATTTTGTGTTGTTAGCTTTGCAAGGTTTATAGCCCATTCCGCTTGATACATGTTAATCTGTGGGCGCATTGGATTTTCGCAAACTGCTAACATTGCAGCTAACTTCATCGCTTTAAGGTGCGAACGATTCCACAACTCACTAATTGAAGCTGTCATTCCGTCATTGATTAAATCAGTTGTTTCATTGTCAAATAAACCTGCATTACCTAACAAACTTTCAACGTCTTTATCCATTTGAACATTACAAACATTGTTATTACGCATTGTTGCGTAAGCTGTTAAATAAAGTTCTTTGAGTCTATCAATGATACTTGTGGGAACTTCCATGTTACTAACATTCTGCGAATATCCTCTTTTACCTGCATATTCTAATATCAAGAATCTGGGTAATAATCCGTTAGCAATTTGTGATTGTTCAATAGCTTCAAAAAATGTTTCGATTGCTCCCTCTGCATAAATTGTTATGTTAGGCGATTTAACATCAGGAACATTTTTAGCAATATCAGCATAAGCTGAACCGATGAAAGAATCGGTATGTCCGCTTTGATTGTAAATGTCACGCAATACGGTTGAAATTTTCTTTACGTTAGGGTTTACCCTTGGACTTGTCATTTCTGCCAAAGTATCACCAAACTCACCTAACATTGATAATGAGCAAGGTTTTGCAACGATGTTCCTGACTAACCCTTGTCCCGATTCAAAACCAGATGAACCGATGAAATCGTCAACAATTGACAAAGTATCTAACATCATTAGTTGTTCGCGACAAGCTTTAGTGATTCTTTTGATACCTTTACGTCCTTCCTCTTTACCTCTACCTGTCCCGGCGATTAGAATAAAGTATTGATTCAATCCAGTATGCGAAATGTTATAAGCACGTTGAATAATGCTAGTAACAAGTGCCATTGAAGCGGTTAGGCTTATTTCTTTTACCGGACGCTTCGAGGTATCGTAAATGTATTGTGCAATATCACCGACTAAACCTTTTGGAAATTCAACAGATGATTTTAATTTAATCGCTTTCTGAGCAACCTTGATATTAGTATCCAACTGCGATAAATCAATATCAGGTTTTTTGAACGAAGCTCTAATCTTTTCAAGTGATTTATGGATATAATCATCTCTATAAGCTTTATCACGCTTACCTAATGCAGACTGGCGAAATAGTCTTATAACTTGTTCATCGGATTGACTATAAAAAGAAAGTAAGGATAAAAGGGAATTATCAGCTTCAGATTGTCCGCCGTTGCCATTATTCAACTCTGCGATGATTTGAGGCGAGGCTTGCCAGAGAGCCTGAAACTTGGTCCCTGAACCGTTTCTAGCCTCACCAGCCATGCGTAGGACTTCGTTATCGCTTTGTATGGCTGGCAACCATAAGAGGGGAGTTGTCGTGCGATTAAAGGACAGGTATTTATGCAACCCTATAACAGATTCTGATTCGTCAACAATTGGTCTTGCATGACCTAACAGATTACCTGTCATAATCATGTAACGTTCTTTACTATACAATTCAACGTTACCTTTGCGACAACCAGAAAAAATCGGTCCTTTTGTTATGATATGAACACCAAAACCAGATTGGCTTATCTCTGTATAACAAGTATCGAATTGTTTCAGTATTGCTTGGAACAAATTTCTTTGTTCTTCCGTCGCTGGATTGTTAGGCTTATCATCCAAGTCGATCACGCAATACGGATCATTCTCAGTGAAAACAAATCCGATATGCTTCGTATTAGCGTTTAACGCATCAAGATACGTTCCCCATGTATTAGGGTTAGTAACGCTAGCAGGTTTAAGCGTGAATGGACTTAGTAAAATCTTAGTTTCGGTATCATGGCAGCAAACCCATTGTGGTAATCTCTTTAATTCTTCCGGTATGTTATTGTATAACAGTGTGTTATTCATAACAAAATTCAATTAGAATCAACGTCCTTTGATTCAAGCGTTAGAAGGTAATCATACAAAGCCTCTAACCGTTCTAGGTTTGGACTTTTAACGGAACCGTTCTTAATTGTGATAAGCCAATGATAGGGAAAATCAGTTGTTTCGCTCAATCTCATAAGTGACTGATTTTCAAGGAGTTTTCGGACTTTTTCAAGCATCGCAAGGCGAGAATGATCCGGGTCTTTAAAAAGGGCAATCTTTTTTTGGGAAATCCTAAAAAAGGTCTTGCTTCGCTCCCGTGAACTGTTCACGGTCGTTTTCGTTATGAGCAATCCCACACTGATTAGAGAATTGTTAGCGGACCATGCGGCGAGCAAAAAGAAACTGGAGCGTTACAAGGTAAGGGAAATGAAATTGAGACTGAAGATCACTTCTCTTTTATTTCCAGACGCACACAAAGGCACTAACAAAGCTAGTTTAAAAGAGCTAGGGTTAGACGTTAAAGCTGTTATCAAGGAAACTGCTTCAGTCAAGCAAGAGGGTTTAGAGGATTTGATAGGTGATAATGAAGAGTTAGCCCGTGCATTCAAAACCAAGTATGATTTTGTTAATGCCGGTTATAATTCTCTATCCGATGAGGAAAAGAAACTGCTAGGTAATGCAGTTATATTTAAACTAGGAACACCGGAATTGTCATATGAAGGTGAATTGCCTAACGGGATTATTAACAGTCTTTCAACGAGTGAAGGGTTGCTTCTAATCAATGGCGAATTTCAAGGTGTAATGATCGCGGACCAAACTGCTAAATACCTTGGCTTTCAGTATGCGGAACAACTGGTTAAATTTTTGGAAGAAATACAATGAAACGCTATCTAATTAAAGGCTTTGGTAAGCGCAAAAACCTATATTGGAACGGTTGCGGATGGACTGAATTTAGACGCACCGCGCAAGTAGTAGGTGAAGCGGAGGGAGAGGAAAAAATTGATAGAATGCAAAAGGATAGAATCATGGGGGAGTTGGTAAAGGTATGAAAAATAATACATGGTTAAAGAAAGAACCGACTAAACCCGGTCAATACATGATAGCAATTTTTAATACTGCTACTGAATCAAAATTTATTCAATCTGAAACATTGTTAGAATCAGGTGAATGGGTTATTGAATCAAGACAGGGTTATGAGCAACCTGCTAGAAATTCACACTTGATTCAATTAGGCTGGAAAGCTTACCCTGTATTCCCTGAAAAACTATTTCTTGATTGGATAGGATTTTAACCATGATAATCATCCTAATCAATTTCCACAAATACTATAAAAGAATCAAATGCAACCAGAGATAAAAAATACATATAACGCATTTCCTCCGCGCATGTTGATTCATGGCGGGGAAAAGGTCGGTAAATCAACTTTTGCAAGCAATGCTCCCGGTGTTTTATTTCTTCCGACAGAAGAGGGATTGCGTGGCGTCCATGTTAAAGCCTTGGTAAATAGGGGTAAGAATCGGATAGAGACTTATGAGGAATTTGATTACCTGCTTTCCTATGCTGAACAAAACACTAACACTTTTGGTTCATTGGTAGTTGATTCGGCAGACTGGTTAGAAACAATGATTGTTGACTGGCTTTGCCGCAAGTATAAGAAAACAAATTTAAAGGATTGTGCGGGCGGATGGGGTGGCGGATTTCAAGAGTTAGTTTCGACATGGAACAGCATTTTAATCCGTCTTGATAGAATCAATCGCATGGGTAAATTTGTTATAATTACTTGTCATAGCAAAGCGGTGCTGTTCAATGATCCGTTAGGTGAACCATACGATTTATGGTCAATGAAGCTTTACAGTCCTAAAGCTGAGAAAGGATCGTTAGAACTATTGAAGGAATGGGCTGACATTATCTGTTTTGCGATGGTTGAGAAATTCACTAACGAAACAGACACAACAAAGGCGTTAGAAAAAGGTGACAAGAAACACCGTGCAATTGAGACTGGTAAAAGACTCTTGCAATATGAAACGTCAATGGCATATCTCGCAGGGAATCGGTATGGAATCAAGAAACCAACCGATTTAAATTGGAATGCCTTTATGGCAACTCTGTTAGAAACACAACAACAAACACAAAGAAAATAACACTATGGCTAATCTAGGAATAAACATGGGAGCTGTTCAACCCAATGTCGGGTTTTCTGCAATGGATAAGGGTAAATACACCGTTATCATGTATAAATCCGATTTCAAACCCACGGGTGGAGGAACAGGTAAAGCGTTAGAAACTCATTATCGTATCAATGGCGGACCTAACAATGGTCGCGAAATCATGCTCAGTTTCACGTGGGAAAATGCAACAGCTAAAGCTGTGGAAATTGGCCAAGGTCAATTCCGTGCTATCTGCGATGCTGTTAATGTGATTCCACAAGATTCGCAACAATTGCATAACATTCCATTTTTGTTAGAGGTGGATGTCACACCAGATGGAAAGTATAACAATTTTGTTAGTGCTTTTCCATTGCAGCAACAGGCACCACCACAAGCACAACCTGTCTATCAGCAACCAGTGCAACAAGCACCGCAAGGCGTATTGTTAGGTTATGATGCACAAGGTCAACCCATCTTTGGTCAACCTCCCGTGCAACAGCAACCAGCACCGCAACAACAATACGTTGCACCTGCGGGACAAGCTAACCCTAACGATCCTATGGCAGCTTATCAACAAATGGCGCAACCAGCGCAACAACCGCAACCTCAAGTCCATCAAGCACCACAAGGCGCGGTTGAAGAGCCTGATTGGATCAAAAACCAACGTCTAGCAGCAGCGGGACAGGCACCAATGGGAAACGGTCAATAACTGATAAATGCAATGAGTGTCCATGCGATTGTCATTTGAATTTGTATCGCTGTAACATGTCTTGCATACCGTTTTAAATAATCTGCCGTTAGCTAGGCTAGTAATAACACTAACAACAATTGAGACTGTTGAAGAAACTTAGCTAACGGCACTTTAGGGGTGTAACTCAACGGTTAGAGTAGCCGTCTCATAAACGGTTAGTTGCAGGTTCAAGTCCTGTCACCCCTACTTTTACTTTCTAACAAAGCCTCTATGGTGAAATTGGTAAACACTACGAGTTTAAGCCTCGTCGCGAAAGCTTATCGGTTCGAGTCCGATTAGAGGCACCTAACTTTTGTGGTGAAATAGAAAACAATTTTGCAGATACCCTAAAGGCTAGCTATATGCAAAAAGTAACCTATCAGTAACCACAAAACCTAACCAGCAAACTCAAGGATGCTTGAAAGGCGCGGTTAGGAAATTTTCCCACAAACAAAAACATAATGAATAACACTGACACAACACACAAGCATCAATTCATGGTTAGAGGATTAGCTAAATCAGGTTTAGCAATTCTTGATAGCCTAACAGATCATAAGGCGCACTTGCAACATGCTGTTATCGGTTACATGGATGAACTTTTCGAGTATAACATTGCAGTTACTAACAGAGATAAGGAAAACATCCTTGAAGAGTTAGGTGATAGATTGTTTTATACAGAAGCATTAGGACATTATGATTTGCTAGAGAAATTTGCTGAATTTAAATTTGTCGCATTTTCCCGTGATGAAACACACCAATTGCTTTGCCAAACTGTCAAACGTCATATTTTCTATGAGCAAGATTTAAACATCAAAACCCTATCATCTGTTTACAAGAATCTAATCAAATGGATTGAATATGATGCAAGTCATATCGGCAAAAACCTGAAAGACGTTCAAGATCACAATATGAATAAATTGTGGTTAGGTGAGAATGCCCGTTATAAGGATTTGAAATATACAGATGATAGGGCAAAGGAACGGGCGGATAAGGCAAGTGATACTGTTGATAATTATGGCTCACCTGCATATAATAAAGCTCTTGAATCAGGCTTTGACGATATGAATGAATCGTTAGGAACTAAGCAACCTGATTGTGATGGTGAAACCTGCGAATCTTGCCAATAAATGAAACAACTAACAATAGGTATTGATTTTGATAATACAATTACCTCGGATCATGATTTGTTTTGTGACTTGGTAGCTTGTATGAGAATGCGGAAACATATTGTAATCATTGCAACTGGTAGAGATAAATTTACCGATGATATGATTAGACCTTTAATGCAATTTCCTAGATCAATACCTATTGTTTATTGTGGAAAAGAACTAAAAGACATTGCTTGCAAGAAAGCAGGTTATAAAGTCGATATATGGATTGACGATATACCTGAAACAATTAGACAACCTTTAATAGATAATTTGGAATGACTAGACAGAGGCTTTATCAACTAAGACAAAAAGAAAAAGGACTTTGTGTTAAATGTCCACAAATAGTTGATAAAGCTTCTTCTAACTATTGCACTTATCACTTGTTAATGTATGATCTTAAACAGAACATTCATCGCATAATAAAACAATACAAACAAACCAACGGAATCTTTCCATGATTAATTCAATAACAAATTCTCATCATAACATAACATCGGCATTAAGTAATGTAGTTTCAGCAAAGCAATTTTTAGATTCAGATAGACCTTTAGTAGAAGTTCTATCATTAGTCGATAACTCACTTTCAGATTTGCATAATGCTAAAACCGAGTTATTAAAATTGCGGGAAACATTGAGACAAAAAAAGTTAGAACAAGATTCACAATGAACGAAGCAGGTGGAAAACATTACGGTAACGGTTGCACACCTTGGCACTTGCAACGTGATATGCAATCATGGGGAAGTGTCTTTATAGATGCTAGACGGACTGATGTTATAGAGTATCTATTTCGCAAGAAAGGTGATAAATCTAAACAGTTAGACGATGCTCGTAAGGCTTTGCATAATTGCGAGGAAATCATTAAGGAATTGGAAAAGCTACATGATATTGTTCAAAGCAAAGTCTATCATTTTTCGCATACGTTCGGACCTGATAAACATTGTGTTAGGTGTGGAAAAAATCTCGAATTTGACGATTTATCAAAACCTTGTCCTAATTCATGAAAATCGCCACAAAGCTATCTGACAAGATCGAATCAGAGTCTTGTGAATCAAAGCCAAGGATGCACCTTGGCGCAAGTGAGATTGGCACGGAATGCGATTTAGAGGCTTGGTTAAGTTTTCGATGGGTAACATACTCCAAAATAACACCTAGGCAAAAACGATTGTTAGCTAGGGGTGACAAAGAAGAATTTATCTTTGAAGATATACTAAGGGAAGCAGGATGCACGGTATTTACCAAAGACGTAACCACTGGCGAGCAATTCAGGATATTAGATTATGATGGTCATTTCGGCGGATCGTTAGATGGTATTGTTTTAGGTGTTGAAGATATACCTAATGAATGGATGCTAGCAGAGTTTAAAACATCCGCTGAAAAGTATTTCCGCCCGCTTTATGGTTATGATGGAAAAACCAAGCGATACGATAGGACAAAGGGTAAAGGTGTTAGAGTTATTCAACCTAAACATTATGCACAAATGCAGATTTACATGCACTACAAAGGATTGAAGAAAACCTTGTATTGTGCTGTTAATAAAAACGATGACAAACACTATTTTGAGATTGTCGATTACAATCCTAACATTATTCCAAAGCTGCAAGAGCGTGCAAGGCAAGCTATCTTTAGTCCTACTAGACCGAAACGAATCACCAATAGACCCGGTGACTTCCGTTGCATCTTATGTAAACATCAAGGGGTATGTCAGTTAGGGGATACACCTGAAATTAATTGCAGAACTTGCGTAAACGTAGTTATGCTAGATGAAGGACAATGGCAATGCGGACTAACAAAAGAACCAAAAGACAAGAAAGGATTATTAAATGCGTGTGACAAATATCAACTCAACAGAGCAATTACTGAAACTAAATGACACTTTGCAGAAATATAAGATAGGTTTATCCCTTTTCATATTTGTCTCAATTGTGGAAAACTCCGATTCAAACCTAACTGAAATTGGAGCAAAGCTGAATCTCAGCTCTGCCGCAATGACAGTTGTTAGGGATAAAGCAGTTGACGCAAAATTTATTATCGAAACAATAACAGAAAGCAGACGATCAAAGTTTTATCAGATAACAGATTTAGGCAAAGAACTTTTAGCTAGTGCAAGACAATGAAACTGTCAATTTATGATAAGGTTAAGCCGAAAAACTGGCATCGTGCAATGATATTGTTAGACGATAAACAAGTTAGCAATTGCATTTCCGCCGATGAAGAAAATGGAACTGTTATTGTTTACGAGGATAATGATGGTTACAAGGTTTTTAACGATGGTAAATTTTGCACCAAAACAATGCACGGAAAGGTTGAGATAATTTTACCGAAATGAAAACATTTAAAACGCAACTAGGAATAGCATATAACGGGGATTGTTTTGAAATAATGAAAATACTTCCTAACGGTTGCATTGATATGATACTGGCGGATTTACCTTATGGGACAACTGCTTGTAAATGGGACACTGTTATTCCTTTTGATAAGTTATGGAAAGAGTTCAATAGGATTTGTAAACCTAATGCACCAATTGTTCTTTTTGGAAGTGAGCCTTTTTCAACGGCTTTACGTATGTCGAATTTAAATAATTACCGTTACGATTGGTATTGGTTAAAAGATAAAGCCGGCAATTTTGTGCAAGGTAAGAGAATGCCGCTCAAAGTGATTGAAACAATATCGGTTTTCTCAGATGGTGGAAAAATGCCTACATATTTCCCTATCATGGTTGAGCGGGAAAAACCCATAACACGGGGGAATGCCAGTGTAAAAGGGCAATTAAAAAATTTAGAAGCTGCTATCCCCTCAAAGAATAAAGGTTCTCAAACTTACACTCATTTTTCCCCTAAAACAATTTTACCTTTCCCCGTTGTCAGAAAAACGATTCACCCAACCCAAAAACCCGTTGCCCTTTTCGAGTATCTAATCAAGACATATACAAATGAAGGTCAAACCGTATTCGATCCAACTGCCGGAAGTCTAACAACTGGAGTTGCTGCGGAAAATCTTAATCGTCATTGGATATGTTGCGAGAAAGATATTGAACACGGTTATTTTGACAAAGGAGTTTCGAGATTTAATAAAGAATGAAACCGCGTTACTATCAGTCGGATGCTGTTAATGGTTTCTTTGATTTCTTTGCTAACGGGGGAATAGGTAATCCACTTATAGCCATGCCAACAGGCACAGGCAAGAGCCTTGTAATGGCTTTGTTAATCATGGAAATTTGCCGACGTTATCGCGGGCAAAGGATTTTGATGGCAACGCATGTCAAAGAACTGATAGAACAAAATTACAAGACTTTGTTAAAGGTTTGGCCATCGGCACCAGCGGGAATTTATTCAGCGGGTTTAGAGCGTAAAGACGTAGGTTTCCCCATCACGTATGCAGGAATCGGATCTATCCACAAGAAAGCGCATGTTTTCCAAAAGATAGACGTAATGCTTATTGACGAAGCGCATTTGATTTCACCTAAATCGTCAACTATGTATCGTAAATTTATCGAAGATTTGAAACGATACAATCCTTACCTTGTAATTGTTGGACTAACAGCAACACCATTCCGAACGGGTCAAGGAATGCTAACAAATGTTTATCACGGTCAAGATCCGTTATTTACTCATTTCTGTTATGATATAACAGGTGTTGAGGCTTTCAATCGTTTGTTATATGAAGGATTCCTTTGCACGCTTATCCCGCAGAAAACGAAAACAGAGTTAGACGTTGACGGATTGAAAATTGTTAATGGTGATTTCTCTGTTGCTGAAATGCAAGAACGATACAACCTAGACAAGATTATCATTGAAGCGTTAGAAGAGGCTATTGTTAGGGGATATGATAGAAAACACTGGTTGATCTTTGCAACAGGTGTTGAACATTGCGACAGAATCGCAAAACTGTTAAATGAAAAATATAACATTCCAACGGTTGCTGTTCATTCAAAGCTACCGAGTAAAGACAGGGATGCTAATTTTAAAGCCTTTGTAACCGGACAAGTTAGAGCTTGTGTGAATAACAATTGCATGACTGTTGGAGTGGATTATCCTGATATAGATTGTATGATTGTATTACGTCCAACCAATTCACCCGGATTGTGGGTTCAGTTGTTAGGGCGCGGCCTAAGACCTGTATGGCCTAATTCAGATAGATCGAACTGGCACTTGTGGCCACAAGGTTACGTTGAGAACGGCAGATATTCCGACATGGAAGATATTGCAGTTAGACAACTATGTATCAAGGAAGGTCCGAAAGTCAATTGTATTGCATCAGGTCAAAAGGTTCTAACAGATTTTGGATTGGTTCCAATCGAAAAAATTACCCGCGAAATGAAAGTTTGGGACGGTCTTGACTTCGTGTCCCATGACGGGGTAATCTATCAGGGTGAACATGAAACCATCGAATATGCAGGACTTATCGCAACTCCAGATCATCGAATCAAAACCGAAAAAGGTTGGCAGACCTTTGGGGATTGCAGCACACAACAAAATCGAATCGTTATCACTGGAAATGGTAAACACACAATTCGGGAATCTGAAAATTATTTCACAACTTATAACAAGAGAACTTCCAAAAAGAAGAGCTTATGTTTTAACCGAATGTCTAACTTGTGGCATTCAACGATCAAAAGAACTAACAAGTGTAACCAAAGGAAAAGCTGGTTGTCGGGAATGTGGGAGAAAGACATTCAAACAAAGAACTCATCCACAATGGTTATACAATCGTTGTTATGCAGCTTTTTCAAGATGTTCAAATCCATTAGACGAAAATTATTCGGATTATGGCGGAAGGGGAATAAAGTTTTTATTCGAGTCTCCTTTGAAAATGGCGGATTGGATGCAAGAGAACTTAGGTTTACATCAGGATATGTATTTCGATCGAATAAACAACGACGGACATTACGAAGCTGGAAATATGAGATATGTAACAGTTCCTCAAAGTGCATCGAACAACAGAACTCCAAACAATATAAAAGCGAATCTTTTTCGCCTAAATTATCCCGAAATTCTTTACGCCGATTCAACCTTGCGAAGTTTCTTTTCAAGGGGTTTTTCAGACAAACAAATAATCGAAAGATTCTATCAGAAATCAGACAAACCAAAAGGCATACATGGGATATACTCAACTGCGGACCCAGAAATTCTTTTACTTGTGAAGGATTGTTAGTTCATAATTGTTTAGTGTTAGACTTCGCTGCAAATACAAAGCGGTTAGGTCCAATCAATGATCCGATAATCCCCTATCCGAAAACTAAAAAAGGTGCTACACCTAGGACAGCACCAATCAAGATTTGCGATAACTGCGGCATGTATTGCCATGCAAGTGTTAGGATTTGTGGAAACTGTCAATATGAATTTCCGCGCGTTATCAAGATCATGTCTGAATCGTCTAACGATGAATTGATTAGAACGCAAGAAATGCGGATTGAGGTTTTGAAGGTTAAGCAAGTTGGTTATTATCCACACAACAAAATAGGAAAGCCTGAACAAATAAAAGTTAGCTATCAGGTTGGTATGCTATCATTTGATAAATGGATTCAGTTAGAGCATCCTGAACCAATGGCGCATAAGGCAAGGGAATTTTGGCGGAAAGCAACAGCATTTAAAGATTTAGAATTACCCACAACAACAGCAGAAGCTCTAACAAGGACAAATGAACTAATGTTTCCTAGTCATATTCGCGTTAGATTAGATACTCCATATCCACAAATACTAGACGTTGATTATACAGGGACGGCTTTCGGAAGTGAGGAAAATAACGATCCATTTTAAATTATGACAAATCGAATAACATATAATGTAATATGGCAATTTGATAATGATTGTTATTTTTGCTATTGGACTAAACCTAACATTTATCTATTAACCTTTAATTTTGAAACATTATGATTCTAGCAATTATAGGAACAGCGGGACGCGGAACAGATAGAGATAAGCTAACCCTAAAACATTGGTGGAAAATGTTAGAAGTCGGTAGAACTATTTCGGAAAAATATCACGCTGTTGAATTTGTTAGTGGAGGTGCTGCATGGGCGGATCATGTAGCTGTTGTTCTATCTGAATTTTTACATACACCATTAACTCTATATTTACCCGGTTTAGCTGATGATATAGAAACATCGAAAAAGCATCACTATAGATTTTCACAAGTGATAGGTTATGATTCATTACAAGAACTAAACAAAGTTTCTGACTTTTTCGGTAATACAATCATTAGAAAGGGAGGTTTCAAAGATCGAAACAGAGACGTTGCTAAACATGCAACACACTATCTAGCGATGACTTTCGGGGATGGTCCTAACTTAAAAGATGGCGGGACAGCTCACACTGTTAGTTTAATGAAACATAAACCGGGGATGCACTTGGATTTACACACCTTTAACCTTTATAGCTTATAAAATCATGCAATCATTCATAACAAAATTTCCAGAATCTGATAAGGTATTAGCACTTTATTACGCATTACAAGAAAACGGTTTACCTTGTATAGTGGTTAGAGCGGATGAACCGGATGAAATTTTAGTTAGTCCTAACAATTTGCCGATGGATGAAATGGCAAAGCTTCAATACTTTGCCACAATAAAAGGTTTTATCCTTGGATGGAATGCCTGCTATTATCGGGAGGCTTTGCTACCTGATAAAAGCTTGCAACCTAACCCCGGTTGCATTGTTCCTTGACATGAAAAACCCTAGCTAGTTGATCTAGCTAGGGTTTGTGATTTGTGGGGATTGGTTAATATCTCAGCGATTCAATTTCATCTGTCAATCGTGCAATCTCTTTCTTGTATTCTCTCAATTCGCTTTCAAGCTCCAATCGCATTGCCAGTTGACGCAAGGCTTGTGCTTTATAGCTATCCCCTTCCCTGCAAGAGTTCATGACTTTTTCCACACCATAGGCGCGGACAGTTTCACGCTCTTTCGTGACTTCATTGGTTCCATTTAGGCATAAAAAGGAATCCCCTTTCGGGGATTGGTTAGGATTTACAGGATTGTTGCAAACTTGCGGTTGTCGATTTTGAAGAAACTAACGTTTCTGTCGCTATTCCAACCGGACCAAACAAAAGTTTTTCCGTCATATAGTAAAACCTTGTTTGTCAGTTTCTTTACGTCATCCCATCCATTAGGACAGTCAACGTGTAATGCGTAACCGTCATAACCTAAGACGGCGATTTGATTTGTGGCAATCTCAGCGATTTGTGCGTTGTCGTTCATAACGACGAAATAAAAGAGTATTGGCGCAACCTTGTCAAATTTATTTAAATTTATTTTTAAAACGCACTTTTAAGCTTGATTCCCTTAAAAGTGCCATTTTTGGGCCTAGGATACCCCTAGAAAGCGTCGATTGCGTTTCCGGTATGTTTCCTCATGATTTTATTTTAAACGTGCTAGCGTCGATTTTGACGATAACAGGCTTGTTCCACGGGGTCTAAAATGTTCCACAAGGCGATTTTCTTAAATCTTGCTTCGTAAGTCGTTCATTTTGAATGATTAAAATTTATTTTGGCTAAAAGTGCGATTTTTCTTTACGGGTTAAAAGAAATAAGGTTAATTCCTTTCATGACTGCAACGCTACTTCAATCCGCCGGTTTTCTCAATCACACTTCAGACGTTAATGATGAAATTAACGATTCGCATCCTTACACTGTAAAAGCGTGGAACAAAAACATTCAAGATTACACTAATCTTTATAGCTTTACTTCAATGCAAGATGCCAAAACGGCTTTAACTTACTTGCTTAAACACACCGATTCAGAATTGGAAATAATCGAAAACATTACAGCTTCGAAAAAGCTTGGTCATTGGTAATTCTTTTAATCTTTTTCCTTGCCAATCCACAATTAAACCTATTTACTACTTCCAACGATGAAACCAGAAACTAAAACATTCGATATTTACGAAACCCTAACGCAAGAAATCGTCACCATGATGGAAAAGGGCGTATGCCCTTGGCGTAAACCAATGAATGCCATTGGAGGCATTCCCCGCAATTATCGTGGATCAACGTATCGCGGTGCTAATGCGGTAATGCTAGCTCTCACTTGCATGGTGAATGAATGGGAGAAATCCATTTTCTTGACTTTTAAACAGGTTACAGAATGCGGCGGGACGGTGCTTAAAGGTAGCAAATCCACTATGGTCCTATTCGCAACCAAAGTTGTTCCCGCTAAATATAAAGGACGTGAAAAGGATTGTCCTGAATCTGAGAAAAAATTCATGATGCGTTACTTTCGCGTTTTTAACATCGCTCAAACTGAAAATGTTAGTCTCCCGAAATGGAACGTGGAAGTCGAAAATCAAAACGATCCAATCGAAACTTGCGAAACGATCCTTGCGAACATACCACAATGTCCACAAATCATTCACAAAGGCGCAAAAGCCTATTACAGTCCGATGAAAGACATTGTAGGAATGCCAGCTAAAAAGTCCTTTGAATCCAGTGAAGCTTATTATTGCACGCTGTTTCATGAGCTTTCACACGCTACCGGTCATAGCTCCAGACTCGCAAGAAAGGACTTCGACAATGGCTCTATTTTCGGAAGTGAACCTTACGCTTTTGAGGAATTGGTTGCGGAGTTGTCAGCCTGCTTCGTTTGCGGTCAAGCTGGCATTGTGGATACTACAAAAGAAAATTCCGCTAGCTACCTCGCAACTTGGCTTAAAACCTTTAAATCAGACACTAAATTTTTCTTTAGAGCGGCGGCATTAGCTCAGAAATCCGCTGACTTTATCCTTGCTAAAACCTTTGAAAAATCAGAGGATTAAACAGTTGAGATAACCCTAACTAATAACAGCGATGAACGATCAACCAACAGCCGAAATAATCGGAACGGTAACAACTAACGGAATTAAGTTTAGTGTCTTTTCAGAGTTTGACATTAGACCATTACCGGAGATTCCCACAAAGCCTAAAGAGCAAGGGGAGAAAATTCCCGGTTATGTTCCTACTGTTGGTCCTAATGGTGCATATCTTGGATTGCATCGCGGTGAATGTTATTAAACCCCTAACGGAATAGAGTTTGCATTATGAAAATATCCACACAAACAAGGATTGCGATTCTAAGCGGGGACAAAAATCATATTTATGGAAAAGACGGTTTCTGTATTAACTGCAAAACCGTTCATAGAACCGACTGGAAACAAAACAATCTTTGCCCTAATTTAATAAAATGAAAATTCAAATCCTAATGGACGATAACGGCAATACTATTGCCAAGGTTACTAACGGCAAAGCATCCTTTAGCATCCAGACAAACGGCAATTTACCTGTCACGCATCGAAACGGCAAAGCAGGCTTGAACAAGGGACAAACCAAAGCAGAGATTGCCTTGCATTTGTCAAAACACGGAACTGACAGACAACGTGCAATTTTTAACCAATGAAACTAATTTTTCTAGGCTGTCTGATATGGATTGCAATACTAACCTCTAACAAACAATGGCTTGACGCTGCAATCTTTTATAGCGCAATCCTTGTGTCATTAATCAAAGTAAAACCATGAATGCACTTGAAATCGCAAACCTGTTATTTTATCTAATACAAACCGGAAACCTTCACCCCGATGCGGAAGTCTTGTTACACAAGGACTTTGAAGAAACTCCCCGCATCGCTTCTAACAAACTTGTAATTTTTATTAGATCATGAAATATATCCTTGCTAGTCTAGTCGGCATTTGCCTAACTCTTCTGTTGCTTATAATAACCCTTAACCAACAATTAAACCAATGAATCCAGACCTAAACAATATCAAGAATAAACTAGTCAAGCTAATCAACCTATCAGAAAACGGTGCTGCAAGCCAAGGTGAAATTGACAATGCTTTAAACATGGCCGCGCAAATCATGGCAAAACATAACCTCTCTAGAGAGGATATTGATTTGACCAGTGCTACACCTGCCGCCAAAGTTGTAATGTTTCGAGCGTATGTCTCATGTCTCAATTCCAATAGTTCAACGTGGGAAGCAATGCTTGCTAGATTTTGCGTTGCGTTTGTTGGTAATATCAATTATTACAAGAGCAAAGGTAATTACGGCATTAACAAGAATAAGAAATGCACGCTTTATTTCTTTTATGGATCGTTAGACGAAGTTGAGATTGCAGTTGAATTATTTAAGGAACTTCAAAACGCAATTTCTATTATGGCTGTTACACGTTACGATTCTTTCTATAACAGAAAAGGAGGTGCATACAGTGAAGGTTTTGTCAATGGCTTGGAAGTAAACCTGCATACTGAGATACTGAAACTAAAAGGTGATAACACTACTAATGCACTAATCATGCGTAGTGATAAAACTTGTTTAATCATTCAGGATCAAGCGAAGCAATGGCTAGCTAGTGTCCACAAGATTAAGTTAGTATCGGGACAAGGCACAAGGGGTGCAAATGATCGTTCGGGAAATGCACGCGAACAAGGAAAGCGTGATGGCTCAAATTATAGCGTAACAAAATCATCACCGATTAAGAAAATTAGTTGACCTGATCCAAAATTCTCATAGGCTTTGCACGTGCCTATCAATACGGGCTAACTCAACACCAAAAAAAAATAACACTATGAAATCAATCGCCGTCACCGTCGCCGCATTCGCCGCTATCAGCGGCGAGCTTTGCAGCGGCGGCAGGACCATTACCAGCGGCAATGATATTGGTTGCCAGCTTGACCCACTTTTTACCAACAGGCTTAGAAGTCACGGAACCTCTAACACGTT